ACCGTCAAACCACAATGCCAACGGCTGGGCCATTCTCAGAGGGTGACCTTTGGTTTGACACAGACGACGACAACAAGTTCTACCGCTACGCAAGTGGCGCTTTCACGTCTTTTACGCTCGGAAACGAAGCGCTTGCTTCACTCTCTGCTACTAAATTAACAGCTGGCACGATTGACGCTTCAGTCATCACCGTCTCTAACATCAACGCTGGCAACATTTCGACTGGCTCACTTGCATCAGGCCGAATCGCTGCCAACACCATCACTGGTGCACAACTCGTTGCTGGCACAATCGAGGCGGTCTCTATCGCGGCCAACACAATCACAGGTGCGAAACTTGCAGTCGGCACAATCGAGGCGGTCTCAATCGCCGCAGGCACAATCACTGGCACCAAGATAGCCGCTGGCACAATCACTGCCAGTAACATTCTAGCTGCGACGATCACCGCAACACAAATCGCCGCAGGCACAATCACGTCTGACAAGATTGGCGCCAATGAGATTAAAACGGTTAACATTGATGCTTTGGCAGTTACAGCAAACGAGATTGACGCTGAGACCATCACGGCAGCCGAGATTGCCGCTGGTTCAATCACTGTTGACCGCTTAACGGTCGGAACACTCACGGCTTTTACACTCAGAACTTCATCAGGCGCTCGCCGAGTTCAAATAGACGCAAGCACGAACTCAATCCGTTTCATGGAGTCCAGCACCTTCGTTGGCGCCATAGGCCCCGCTGCTACCGATGGCATCGTTATTCATTACGGTTCAACTTTTAATCCAAATGTTACGACTTACCCGCTGGCTTATGTGAGTTCTAACTCGGTCATTATGGCGCAAGCAGCCGCCAAGTATGTGGAAGTAAGTTCCACGGGTGTGGTCATGAACGGCAACGTTTATACCCTTGACGCTTTTTACAACCAAGACCCGTCAACCAGCGCAAACGCCGCCAATACCCGCATGGATACTGACGGTCGTACAAGACGCAGCACTGCTTCTAGTGCTCGCTTTAAAGAGGAGATTGCAAACATCTCAACTGTTGCGGACCTTGACCCAAGCAAGCTGCTCAGCATTCCAATTCGCGCATTTAAGTTCAAATCCGACTACCTTGACCCAACCGATAACAGAGCTGGAATGGTAGTGCCTGGTTTAATTGCTGAAGAAGTTGCAGAACACTATCCAATTGCCGCTGATCATGGCAATGATGGTGTAGTTGAAAACTGGAATGAACGTTTTATTATCCCAGGCATGTTGGCACTGATTCAAGATTTGCACAATAGAGTTATTACTATTGAGGGAAAGTTATGAAAAATTATTTAGTTGGGTTTAATGACGATGGTACTCTTATACTAGAGCCAGTTACTGCAACCGATAAAGACGAAGCTAGAGCAAAAGCACAGCTTCTCCACCCAAGTTTAAGCATTATACTTGTCAAAGGGCCAAAACAAGGGGGCAACAATGGATAACAAGACAGAACTCGACATCAATATCGTCATTGCAGCACTTAGAGAGCAGATTGGTCTGTTAGCTCTAGATAAAGCAATGCTGACTGCGAGAGTTGGAGATCTCGAAGCACAACTCAAGGAGAAGAATGACTGTGAATGACTGGGCTGCACTTATACTTGCGGTCATATCGATACTAGGTTCATTTGTAATTGCCATACGCTGGCTGGTTAAACATTTCTTAAATGAATTAAAACCAAATGGTGGAACAAGTCTTAAAGACTCTGTTGCTAGATTAGAAACTCAAATGGAATTAGTAATAACAATGTTAACTTTAGGGGGCAAGGATGAAAAACCTAAAAGAAATAGCAAGTGAATACATAGGTTATACCGAAGGAACAAATAACGATACTATTTTTGGCAAGTGGTTTGGATTAAATAATCAACCTTGGTGCGCAATGGCCGCATCTAAAATCTATCATGAAGCTGGTTTAATAAGTCAAGTTGCACCTAAAGCTAAGACAAAAGGCTACGCCTCTTGTGATGAATGGCTGAAGTATTTAACAAAAAACAATCAGTTAGTACCAATCGGACAGGCAAAACAAGGTGATCTTGTTTTCTTTCAATTTGATACCGATGCTCAACCAGATCATGTAGGAATTGTCCAATGGCACAATACAACCTTAAAATACGTAAATGTCTGGGAAGGTAACACGTCGGACAGTAAAAACGGAAGTCAATCTAATGGTGATGGGTTCTATCTAAAACGCAGAAAGTACGATACAATTATGGCAATTGCACGTCCAAAGAAATAAAGGAGTGTTATGAAACTTAAACCAAAGCACAAATCAGCAATTAAATCTTACCTACGAGCAGTTCTTGCATCAGGTATTACCGTGATTCTTGCAATTGCAGCAGATATGCGGCCTGAGTATGCAGTCCTACTTGGATCTATTATTGCTCCAATTGTTAAGTCAATTGATCCAAAAGAAAAAGAATTCGGTATAGGAAGTAACTAATGATGAGTTCGGGGGACTTATCAAAAGCAATTAACGATCTGTTAAACGAACAGAGTAAACCACTCTGTACGGTTGGCAAGATTAAACTAGAATTACTGCCATCTGATGCTGATGCTTTAGAAAACTTAATTCACTCTAAAGTTACTATTCTGCAGATTGTTAACCTTCTTAGATCACATGGTTTTCAATTAGGAAATACTGTACTTACAGTCCATCGAAAAAAACAATGCCCGTGTTTTAGGACCCCATGACCTTATCTGACGATGCCAAGAAACTGCAACTTGAAGTAGACGAATCAGTTTCAGATCTTCGTCAGACACTTGTACGAACACAAAAAGAATTATCCAAAGCAAAACAACGTACAGAAGAATTAGTAGAAGCAACAATCCAAGCCTGTAAAGATGCAACTTTGGCTTTAGGACCAATGAAACCTATTGAAGGTCCAAAGGTTGATAAACGCCGCAAAAGAGCAGAAGTTGCTTTATGGCATCTTACTGATTGGCAAGGCGCAAAAGTAACTCCTAGTTATAACTCAGAAATTATGAGAACTAGAGTTATGGACTTTACAATCAAAGCAACTAAAATTACTGAAATACAAAGACAAGACCATCCAGTCAATGATGCTGTAGTTTGTTTTGGCGGAGACATGGTTGAAGGTCTTTTTAACTACCCTGCTCAACTATGGGAAATTGATCTTAGTCTTTATGATCAATACATAACGGTTAGCCGTTTAATTGTAGATGTAGTACGTCAAGCATTAACAGTTTATCAAAATGTGACTGTTATTGCAGAATGGGGAAACCATGGCAGAATCGGCAACAAAAGGGCGGATGTGCCGAAGTCTGATAATTTTGATCGTATGTGTTATGAGCTTGCGCGTCAGTTATTATGTTCTGAAGAAGCGACTGCTAAAAGACTAACATGGGATCCACGTCATGGTGTTGAAGACATTCAACGCATTGAGATCGGCAATTATCGAGCTTTGCTTATGCATGGCGATGAAGTTGGTAGATCTGGTTTTGCTTCTCCGGCCGGATGGCAAGCAGCTGGAAACCGTTGGAAAGCCGGAGCATACGACTGGGAATTTCAAGATATATACCTCGGTCATTACCATCGTCATGCACAAGAACCACTTTCAGATGGCCTTGGATCTGTATATTGGACCGGTTCAACCGAATCGGATAACCGCTACGCAAGAGACTCTATGGCCGCCTCAGGTGTTCCTTCTCAAAGATTGCACTTCATTGATCCCGAACGAGGTCGTGTCACTGCTTGTTATCAAGTTTGGCTAGACTAATGAACCGCAAAGAGATATTAGAAGAAGCAACTCGTTTAATTTATAATGATCGGCAAACAGATTATGGAACTCCACAACAAAACCATGATCGAATTGCAAAGCTTTGGAGTGTAGTTTTAGACATTACCGTAGAACCTTGGCAAGTTGCTTTATGCATGAATCAAGTAAAAGTTGCTCGGTTAGTTCAATCACCTGAAAAATTAGATGGTTGGTTAGATGGAGCAGCTTATATGGCTATTGGTGGAGAACTAGCTACGGAGGAAGAATGACAACGCTCATTGCATTTCAGCACGAAGATTACTGCATTATTGCTGCAGATACGCAAACTACAGGTCATGACATGCGAAGTGATTGCTCTCCTATGGGCAAGATTGCAGAAAATGGCAAATATTTAGTTTCTGCTGCAGGTTTAGTCCGAGGCATGAATCTGATCCAACACGCTTTTAATCCACCAGCTCCTCCAAGATCTGCAAATCTAGACAAGTTTATGGTTACTCAGTTTGTGCCAAGCCTTCGCAAAACTTTTGGAGTTTCAGGATATGACATTAAAGCTGAAGGCTATCCGTCATCGTTTGACAACGATTTTATAGTTGCCGTCAATGGAACTATTTACTTTATAGATGAAGTCTATGGACTAGAAAAAACAAAAGATAAAGTTTATTGTACAGGAACTGGCGCAGCACTAGCTCTTGGAGCTGCTCACGCATTAGGAATTGATGAAGTAGATGAGTATGAAGAAGCAATTGAGATCTTAGAACAAGCGGTTAAAACAGCAATTCGATTCGATATCAATAGTGGTGGACAAATACAAGTAGCATTGCAAACAAAAGCTGGAAAGAATCACATTGCATTTTTAGATTAAAATAGCAAAAAAGAAGCCCCTGCCTTTCGGCAGGGGCCTTTTTCTTTTTGTCTTAGCGAACCATCTCCAAGACTCGGTCTGATAGAGATGTTCCTTGATTCATCATGAATCGCTCACCAGCCGCAAAATCATTAGCTGAACGAGTTGTGCGGGTCCATTGTTCAAACTCTGTGAAAGCATTAACAATTCCCCATGCTGTTCCCTTGATGTTCTCTTGAGTGTGGCCGTTCCAGATACCTAGAAGCATTTGGTGACGCTCACGAACATTGTTCTGCTGACGCTCAGTCATGTTGTTTTCATCTAGAGGAACAACATCCTTGACAATTGACCAGAAGTCAGAGTTAGCAACTTTCTTCTCAAATAGAGCAGATGAAAGAAGATTAAACTCTTCGTTTGACTTAAGAACAACACCTAGAGTTTGACGAACATCTTCAATCTTGACATTCATACGAGCTGAATGGCGGAAAGAGATAGAAGAAGCATTAGTCCAACGTGTCATTCCGTTTGTGCAGACCAGACGAAGATACTTGATTTCAAAGCGAAGTGAATCTGTTCCATCGTGAGTATTTGATGCAACTAGAAATGCTTCGACTGGATCAACATTCTTGAGAGTAAGATCAAGAGTGTTAGGAAGCTTTGCAGCCATGAAGATCTTTTTGCCACCGCGTAGTTCACCAGCTGACTGGTAAATTGCACCGGCTTCATACATAACAGAATCCACAATGTTCACAATGTCGTTGTTCTGGACAATTGTATATGTAGGAGAAGTGATACCAAGAACAGAAGCTGATCCGTCCTTGTTAACACGAGTTGTAGCAACTTTGTCTTCAAGAGTAACAATAGTTACTCCATCGTTGTTAATTGCTGTGGTTGAAAGTGGAGTGTGTTGAACTTCCCAATCAAGATTTGCATTCTCAAGAACTTGAGCTGCAGAGATTTGCTCGTCACTTGAATTTACCCATGTTGCTGTGCTGATCCATGGTGCCTTGCGACGTGCTGCGTTCTGTATTTCTACTGACATTTGTTCCTCCTGGCGATTTATTCTGATGGACTCATCAGCAGTGTCATTTAACACTGGACACTCCTTGCGGAGTGTTTCGTCCTTTTATTTAGTTGTATATTTTTTTCCGGTTACTACATCTACAAGTTGAACACCAGAACCAAAAGCTGCAGTCATTTCAAATTGTTGTTCTGCTTCAATTGATTCTAAAATAAACTTCCATTGTGCATCTGTGTATTTTTCTGGCTTTTGCATTTGGATCCTCCTGGCGGTTATGGCAACCGGTTGGTTGCTCATAGGTACATTCAATACTGTCCACCGGTATTTGTACACTCTATTGAATAAGATCTTATGGGAACCTTTTGACACCTTTTACAGTCCGTTTAGTCCAGATCGAGCGGCCAGGTTAATCCCAGGACCTCGGACATACTCATCCTAGTGTATTTATACTCAGCACAAATGGACCCGCGTCTTAATGGATCCTGGTGGCTCTGGCTAACTTATGTGCTGCCGGCCAGAACAGATGTTCTAGTAAATAAGATCTTTTAGAAACACTTCCACAAATGGCGGATAAATGTCCACAAACAGTGTATATTGATCCTATGAGCAACCGCTCATACTAACCGCCAGGAGAATAAAATGCGTACTAATACAAAAACTGTAGTAACTGAAGTATCACTAGTCGATGTAGAAAAAACTTATCGTGGAGATACTGGTTGTGCTTGTGGATGTGGTGGAGAATACTACGACATCAATGATTTGCAAAATGAAGCTGAAGTAAATCGTAGAGTCAAATATGTTCTACGTGGCATTCGTGAAGGTAAAGCAGAATTTTTTGGCAATGGAGTTGAAGTTGCTAATCCTTCATATACAAAAGTTACACGTCTATATTTCAAAGATGGAATTGACTACGATATAAATCGTGACGGAACTTTTGAACGCACTGAAGAAGGTCCACGTGTTATGGACAAGTTGTCACAATATCAAATTGGTTGGACATATCGCACTGGACTTCCAACAGATCACATGATTACAAAAATTGTTTACAACTATGCTGAAGGATCTTCTTCACTAGAAGAATATTCAGAGTATTACTCAACATGGACTTCATATCAAAAAGATATGGCCGACAAGTTAGTATTAAGTATTGCGAAGTCAGTAGATCAGGAGATGAAGTAATGACTAAAAGATCTGGAAAACTTAAATGCTCTGCTTGCGGATCTGATGTTATGGTTTCCAGTAGAGCATACAGTGGAATGCCGCGATGGGTTTGTGTTG